GTATCTTTTACAATTTGAATTAATTTTTCCCAATTCTCTTGTATTTGTTCTGGTGTTAGTTCTTTCATTTATTATTCTCCATTTATTATTTATTTTTATTTATTACAGTTCAATGAAATTTTTATCAAATATAATATCTTTTTTTAATCCCATGTTTGGCACACGAGATTGAATATCTTTAATTCTAATATCCAATTCTCCATTTTTTAATGAATTGGTTTTCCCTCCAAACATAACAACATTACCAGATTTTGGTACTGGTGGTCGTATAAATACCACATCAAAAAATTTCTTCCATTGAGATACTTGTATATCATATGTTATTTCTCTAATCCAAGTATTCCACACCACCCATCCATTAGAATTCAAACTATCTGACAATGATAAATGAAATTCATCTGTCTTAATTTCCTTCGGCATACCAGATGAATTAAATATATCTACAAAAATAATATCATATTTATTTTTATTAGTTTTTAAATAATTTGTAGCGGTATCTGTTACAATATTAATTTTATCACTTTCATCTAATCCAAAATATTTTTGAGAAATATCTACTACATCTGGCAACATCTCCACCACATCAATTCTTAAAACATCAAAATATTTATTAACATACTTTACAAGACTTCCCGCCCCAAGTCCCAAGAAAAGTACATTTTTTGGATTTGAATTTAACACCAACCCCTGTACCATTGTTCTTATGTATTTTAACGCTAAAGCATCTGGATAATTTATTAACATAGATGATTGTTTAACTGTATTTCCAAATCTTAAATGTCGTGTTTGTGGATTATCTATAACCTGAATTTTAATGTCATCATATTCAGTTTCGTGTACAATTCGTTCTGTCAATTTAAGTTACTCTCTTTTAATTTATAAATAAGATGTCCTATTTCCTTATCGTTCATTATTTGTTTATATTTTCTTAAACTTTGCATACTAAATGCTCCACCAAAATACCCATGAATTAAACCACGAGAATTTAAATCTTGTATTGTCTTGTAATGAATATATGCATTCAATCGTTTTTTTAACCATTCAAATTCTACTAATTCTTTTTCTGTTAAATTTAATTCAGATTCATCGTATACTGCTCTACCTACAGTTTTATTTATTATTTGATGAGTCAGTTTTTTATCTGGTAATATGTAAATTACTAACCCAACTGGAATATCTTTATATCTAAACATATAATATATAACATTTTTATCTAACCAATATTGATATTCATATATGCCTTTAGAAATTCCATGCCAACCTTTTGTTGCCCCCTCCACTTCTATTTTCCATTTTGAAAATCCATCATTTATGTATTTTATAGCCTTTTTATCATCCTCTATATTATCTGGACCTAAAATATCAAAATATAAATTTTCCATTTTTTCAAATCTGAAAATTCCTTTTTTATGTTTCCATCTATTTTTATTTATCTTTTCATAATTTATAGGAATGTTACTATAAAAATTATAAGATTCAATTTCTTCACTTTTTTCAAAACCCATCCTTTCTAATTTTAATCCTTCTTCTTGTAAACAACCTACCTTATATGCTATGCCTTCATCAAATAATTTTAACAAAACTCTATCTTCATTTTCTTTATTATCTTCTATACTAATTGGCAACCCTTCCATTCTATTATAAACATGCTTAAACATCTGAACTCGTTTGAGTACCACTATAACATAATCTTCATCAACTCCAACCAGCAAAATTCTTCGTTGCCAGTCTTCGTGAATTTTATTATATTCATTAGAATATTCACATGGCAAAATTCCCCCAAGACCATACCTCTCTCGTCTCGTGTGATTATAAAAATCTATAAACTTTTTTATACCATATTCACTACCCAAAGTTTTAGCATAATCCAACAAAATATCATTAGTATTATTTTCAATTTCTTCTATTTTAATATCGGGACAATCATTCCAGCCCAATTCTATTTCTGCCAAAGATAACCTCTAATTTTAAGGTTTGTAAAAAATAAAGATTGGTTCGTATTTCAACGCAACACCATCAACCATAACACTATTTTTTACATTTGACTGGTCGATACCAATCATTGATGACATCAACATTTTCAACTTACCTTTATATTCTCCACCAAGTGACTCAATGATGTTAATCGAATCCTGTTCTAATGGATGAAAAGTAGTCTTGCCTATCTTGATATCTGCAATATTCCATAACAGATATCTATCATTTTTTAGACTCTCATATGCATTAGTCAAAGTAGGTTTTAAAAAGTTGTCTCTCCAATCATGATACATTGGATAAGATTTAAATGATTGTTCATCATCATCACTATATTGTTCTCTATCAAAGTAAGGTGGACTTGTAAATGCCAAATCTAACTTGCCTTTGTATTGTTGAAAATCAGGATGATTTCCAATATGTTCTGAACCTTCTTGAAAAACATCATAAGTGTTTTTTGGTTCTTCCCAAAATGGATTAGTTTCTAATCCATGTTGATTGAAAAAATCTGCCACATATTCGTATCGTGTTTTATTTAATCCAAATATAAAATTATCTGTATTTGGGTCTGTACCGATATAATGAATTCTTTTCATAGATGCCATGGCACCTAATATCCTACCACCCCAACCTGCACTTGGGTCATAAATATTTAATGGTTCATCTTGTTCTATGTGGTCGGTGTATTTTTCATACAATAATCTAGCAGTTAATGGTGGAAAGTTCACTACGGGTTGTGTAGATAATGCAAGACGAAATACTTGGAACATGGCTGGAAATAACTTCTTGTTTATATTATAATAACGAATCATATAAACATTCTGTTTGGTCTTTCCACTTTTGGTTTGAACGGTATCAGTTAATTCATCAACACCAACTATTCGTTTCAATGTTGGACAATGAATATTAGTTAGCATTTCATCTGTTATAATACCTTCATTATATAACTTTCTGATATCATCAGCTTTAATACATACATATTGTTTAAAGTATTTTTCTTGATGTGACTTACTAATCCATATTCTATACTTACTAAACTTACCTTTATTTTCCGAATAGTATTTTAACCACTCTGTTGCCGTTTCTCCATTCCAATATGGTAAACCACCTTGTTTGTTTTCTTTCCTATCTAACGAAATAGACTTACTGAATGTATACATGGAATCTCGTCTGACTCCTCTACCCATAGCCTTACGGAATAATGTAAGATTCTTATCATCCGCAAACCTATCATATATCGATACACTTTCTTTACCCATTCCAATTTTAGTTTTCATCATGGTGGGGAAGAACTGATTGACTCCATTGGCAAACTTGTTAAAATTCTTGATGACATTTTCATTACCGTCATCATCCTTTTCAATGAAATCTCTTATTTTGTAATCTCGAAGTTTTCTAAATGAATCAATAATCTCATTTTTGTTTTGACCAACGGTAGGTGGAATACCTTTTTCATCCCACTCCTTCACGATATACTCTCTGACGGAATCAATCCACGTAATCAACTCAGCATTATCCATCTGAAAAACTTCATGGTAAGTTATATTAATTGGTGAGTCTAACAGACCACTTCTTTCGTAGTAATATTTCATTAAGGAAATCTAAACCAATCGTCATCATTACCCTTAGCGACATGATATGCTATATAGAGTAAGATACATATAACGATAAATTCAAACATTTACTTCTCCTTTATCTCTCCAAGCGATAGTGGCGACCACCTTATTTTTTCACAATATAACTTAGCATCTTCTTCATCTCGTGCCCAAAACTTGACTCCACCACCTGTCAATTCAAAATGTTTGTAATTGTGGGCAATATGAAACGGAATATCCTTTTTCTTTTTCTTAGTCATTGTAACCTCTGTTTTATGATTTATTTAATTTTCTTAATATACAAATAATTTTCGATAAAGTCAAGTACTTTTTGTTCCATCAAAAAATAACATACCTTTCGCCTTATAATATATCTCATCACAATCACATTTGTCTTCCCCACATAAACTATCTTCACCCCAACGTTTTTGGTGAATCTCTTGCCACTTAAGACCGGCTGCTCTCATGTTGTACATGCGTATCTTATGATCTTTAATCATCTTTTTTTTGTCTTTCATTTTTAACTCCTTTCCAAAGTTCATTGATTTGTTTCCGAGTATAACCTCGTTTCTTAAATACTTGGCTTCTTGTCATATAAGTCATTGGAACATCTGATAGATTTGGTGCTCTACCATAGATATCCACAAATAACTTTTCTCCAAACCACGCTCTTTTATATGACCTCATCATTGGTGTGAAATTATCACATCCTGAATACTCACTCATTTGCCTTGACCTCTTTTTTTCTTTTTAAATCGTTTAGAACCAACTCTAGTACTGAATTTAGTACCTCGTCCATTACCTTGTCTTGTCTTTTTACGGCATCTGTCTGATACAAAAATACCACTTCTTGATACTGCCATATAACCTCTTTAGTTTATGTTACTGATTGTAAATCTTCAATGAATTGTACTATCTCACCAGGATTCGGAAATCTCTCCAATTGTTTTTTACTAAAAATCAAATGACCATTTGCTTTAATCTCAAATACTCCGCCACTTGATTCTATTAATTCTGAATTGATTCCAAACTTATTACTTAACTCATCTCTCAAACTGAGAGCTCTTGGTTCGTAATTTCATTGAGTACAATATTCGATGGATATATCCATTTAACTTCCAAAAACTTTTTTCTTTTCACCATGATATTCGTATGCGTGTCCGTGTTCTTTTAATAATTCATTTACTGAAATATCGTATCCTTTAACAAACAACTCTCCGAGAACTCTACCATACTTACCAGTTCCGTGTGATATAATTGAAAACTTACCATCATCAGAATTTTCTAAAAGGTCTTTTACATAAGCTTTTGCTGCTAGACCTAATTTCTTTTCTTCTAAATCTCGTGTTCTACTTTCCCAAGTATCAACACCATAAAATCTTATTCTCACTTTATGCCACACATTAAACCCTAAATCAACCATCGCGTCTGCTGTATCTCCATCGACAACTCTGACTAACTTACAACTATATCCGTGTTTCTTAACTTGTTTTCCCATAGTCTTTTCCCCATGCTTTATCGTTTAAAGTACTTTGATATCTTAAAAACCTACCACAAACTTTACAAGATATTGGTGTTACTGATTCTGTAGATGACTTATCATTCAAAGTATCCTGTATGTACTCTTCAATCAATTCCCAATCTTCTTCATTATTGACATTCAGGACTTTATAATCTTCATCTATGCCACAACAACCCGTCAAACGAGTTTTTCGTTTTCGTGGATTATCTTTGTACTTGAAATAATCCCTATCTAGTGGTGTATGTAGTTTAAGTTCTCTCATTTATGACTTTCGTCTTTTTCTTTCTTGCTTTCTTCAAGACAGCTTTTTTCTTATTGTGTCTATCTATAAGTATCTGTTCATCTGTTCTTCGTTTGGTTTTCTTCTTAGGTTTAACCTTAGTAGCTGGTAGTGAACCAAATAACTTAGATTGTTCTTTACCTTTGTGAAATACATTACCATCACCATCTACAAACTCATTCATAAAATGCCAACCAGGTGGTCGACCTGTAGGTTTGTAAGTTGATTTATTTTCTTCATGTAGTTCAGGAAACATTGTCATTATGTTTCTGTTAACTTCGTTTGAGCATTTCACTCCAGTAGCAGTATCACCAACTGAAATGTATTCTCCACATTGACACATCATATATCTAACTCCTTTTTCTGTATATTCTGGATATGTTGTTTTTTGTTTCATGACATTAATATAGTTAATAATAACTATATAAGTCAAGCATTAAATCATTGTAAATTCTACGTCTAT